GAATCAATTAAACAATTAGAAAAACGATTAAAGACATTATATAGTATTGCAGATAGAATTAATTATCCAAATCCAGATGAACATCCAAGGATTAAACAAGTTAAGCGTGAACTTCAATTAGTTAAGGATTTAAAGAAAGCATATCAAGAAACATTAGCAGAGCAAGGTAAAAGAGATCCAGAAACAGGACAACCTTTAGCAGATGCATACGGTATAAACAGACAATCTGTTGGTGGTATGATAATAGACCCAGGCGGAACAGGTGCTGGTAAAGGTGGAAAAGGAGCTAGTGTTGATGATTGGAGTCCAGGTGCTCCTGCTTCTGGTGATGGTGGTTATGATTTAGATGCTTATTATGGCGACGTTCAAGCATATATTGATGAGATTAATACAGCAAGAAATAATGAAAAATTATTACTTGAGAGTAATATTGATCTTCAAAATAGAATGGCAGAGGCAGTTGAAGATACATATGATGTTGATGCTGGTGAAATGACTGATGGGCTTGAAGAAGTTGAGCAAAAAATGATTGATATAGCTGAAATAGCAGATTCAGCTGCTAATAGTTTTTCTTCAGGATTTGCAAATGCTTTCATGGACTTTGCAGATGGAACACAAGATGCTGAAACTGCATTTAGATCATTCGCAGCTACATTCTTAAGACAAATAGCACAGATGATTATTCAACAAACCATATTAAACGCTATTCAAAATTCTTCTATGTATGGAAGTTTCTTTGCATCAGCCAAAGGTAATGTTTTTAATAATGGTAATGTTGAAGCGTTTGCAGATGGTGGTGTTGTTGCTGGTCCGACTATTTTTCCAATGAAGGGAAATAGAACTGGATTGATGGGTGAAGCAGGTCCAGAAGCAATTATGCCATTGAAAAGAACATCCCAAGGTAAATTAGGGGTTGTTGCTACAGGTAATCAAGCAAATAGTATAACATTTCAAAATAATATAAATATTGAAAATGGAGACTCATTATCTGACCCAGCAGAAGCAAATAGAATATTCAATGAGTTAACTATAATGATGAGAGAACAAGCAAGAAGTGTTCTTGATGAAGAAACAAGAGTTGGGGGTAGATTGAATACAAGTATTAATAGGAGGGTTATTTAATGTCAGTATCAATTGATTCATATGAAACTACATATAATTGTAGTAAAACCCCAGCATATAATATAAAAGAAACTCAATTTGGGGATGGATATATTCAAACAGCGCTTGATGGGATTAACTATCAAAGAGAAGAATGGTCTATTGAATTTGAACCTCTAACTACATCAGCAGCAAATACATTAGAAAATATATTATTAGAAAGCGTAAATGGGACTTCTAAGGTTTTAAGTTGGACTCCAATGGGTGAAGCATCTGCAAAAAAATGGACTGCACATCAAGTAAATAAAAGACCAAACAGTACAACTACATGGAGTATAACTTGTAGTTTTAGAAGAGAGTTCCCATTATCATAGGAGAAATAAATGACATTACCAGTAACAAACGCTGATATAAAAGTTGATCAACAACAACTGAATGTGGGTAGTCCATTAATTTCATTATATAGCATTGATGCTACAATTCTCGGAGGAAGTACATATTATTTTACAACAGGCACAGACGCTGGAGTAAAAGTCGCATTTAATTCAATTGAATATAATCCAGTTCCTGTTGAGTTTGAAGGATTAGAACAATCAAAAGAAGGTAAAATGCCAAGACCAATAATGAGAATATCAAATGTTACTTCATTATTATTAGCTGAAGTTATAACATATGGTGGTCTGGTTGGTGCTAAACTTATAAGGAAAAGAACATTTGAAAAATATTTAGATGGTCACCCAGAAGCAGATTCATCTGCACAATTTTTAGATGATGTCTTTTTTGTAAATAGAAAAATAAAACAAAATAAATATGTTATTGAATGGGAATTAAAATCAGCTCTTGATTTAGAAAACATACTACTCCCAAAAAGACAATGTTTAGCAATATGTTCACATAGATATAGCACAACTGATTCATGGGCAACATGTCCTTATGATGGTAGTAATGGTTATTTTACAGAGACTGGCGGGGCAACAGATGTAAATGGAGATAAGTGTGGTAAGACTTTAACTGATTGTAGATTGCGATATGCTATTGATGAAAATCTACCATATAGAGGATTTCCAGGGATTGGCAATTTTGGGGTTCCCTTCCGTTAAGGTTATCTAATATATATTATAATACCTTTCAGGTAAAATTGCCATAGATTAATAGATAATCCAAACAAGACGGGGGTCTAATGTTTACAAATATAAAAGAAAACTTTCCAATGAATATAAAACAAGAGGCAATTGAACATTGTAGATCTTTGTTGCCTAATGAGGGGTGTGGTGTATTTTCTGAAGATAAATTTATACCTTTTGAAAATAAAGCAGATGACCCAAGAAATAAATTTATGATAAATGATCCAGAATTTGATTATTTGCTTATGAAAAATAAAATACAAGCAATCATTCATTCCCATAATGACTTTCCACATGCAAGCGAAAACGATCAAGAAGAACAACGATCATTTGAAATCCCTTTTGGTATAATCAATTTTAGAAAAGGGACATGTAATCATTTTATATTCTGGGGTGAAGGTATTGAAATAGAACCTTTATTGAAAAGACCATTTTTCTTCGGAGTTTTTGATTGTCTTTCATTATCACAAGATTATATTTATCAAAAATGGGGCCAAAGAATACCAACTCCTATTCGTGGTATTAATTATTGGAAGAATAATCAATCATTATTTGAAGATCATATAACTGATAAATCATATCCAGTTGAATTTATTGATGTTGATGAAGCAAGAGAACATGATTTTTATTTTTATAAAGTTGCAGGATCAAAATATATCAATCATGTTGGAACATTAATTGAAAATGGAAGAATACTACATCATTTTATCAACAAAGTTTCATGTAGATTACCTGCTTCGTATTATCAAGAATATATTTGTTCAGCTGGTAGATATAATAGAGATTGGGAGAGTGATTAATGACAAACACAATAAGTTTATATGGATCATTAGCAAGGAAATTTGAAAAGAAGTATAATTTTAGTGCAAAGAATATAGAAATAATTGCAAAAACTGCTAAGGATGTCATTAATGCGTTGGAAGCTAACTTCCCAGGTTTCAAAAAATTAATAAGGCGTTCAGGATATTATAGAATTACAAATGGACAATCGTTGACAAATGGTCTATCACTTGGTGATGAAGAAGTTGAAATGAAATTTCGTAAGAAACAATGGCACATAATGCCAGTTGCTTGTGGTTGTAGTGCAGCATTTAGAGTTGTAATTGGAGTTGTATTAATTGCAGTTGGTATTTATACTCAACAATACTGGTTAGCAAGTATAGGTTTTGGTTTAGCTATGGGTGGTGTGTCTGAAATGTTGGCACCAAGCCCAACATCTAACGCAGATGATAATGAAAGACCAGATGAAAGACCTTCGTATTTATTTGATGGTCCGAAGAATACAGTTGAACCTGGTTTAACAATTCCTGTAGTTTACGGAGAATGTTTTGCTGGGTCTATAACTGTATCGGGTGGTTTAAGAGTTATTGATCAATCGTATGATATTGACGAACAAACAGAAACAGTTGACGCAGCTCCTCCAGCAGATACTTCAACTAAGTATGATAGTGATAATTCAGATAAATATGGTGATCAAGATGCAAGTGACGATGGAAAATATAACTAATGAAAATAATTAAATCATATCAAAATTTAATTGAATCTTTTGATAATGATTTTGATGATATAGCTATACTTGTTTTTGATAAGAAAAATAATCATACTAACTTTCATGAAGGTCATGAATATATGGTCGAATATGGAAAATCCAACTTCAGGGATTTGGTTGTTGTATTTTCAAATAGTGCTGGGTTCACAAGTTATTATTATAAAAATTATAAAGAAAATAAAAGATATGAATCAAATTATGCTGCTTGTTTAAATTGGTGTGAGAAACATAACATTAAATGGTTTTGGTGGCATGAAGATGATTATTTTAAACATATGATTCCACAGAATTTATCTTATCATAAAACATGGGTTGATGATTTTTGGGAGGTTGAAGAATTAGATTCTTGTATTTATTCACATAAGAAAGACTACCATCTGATCAATCGAATAAAAGCAAGATTCATTCTTAAAAATGATTATGCACCAGGGTGGACTTATTTATCATCCTGGAAAGATGGTTATGTTAAATTTTTCGATTCTTGGTATAGTAGAACATTTACTAACGAAAAATACGTTTTAATTGAACCTATAAAGGATAATTTTGGTATTTTTTATTCAAGAAATTATAAAATCTATAATTCAAAACAAATATATATTATCAATGAATTAGAAAATATAGCAGCAAAAATAAACAGAAATAATCTTAGTGATATATACAAACATCTGTATAGAAAATTTCTTGGTAATGGAATTGAATTAAAAAATATAGATATTACTTCAGGAAAAGTATTACCAGAAAATAAAACACTGATATCTTTTACATTTAAAACAAAAGGGATTTCAGAATTATATCCAGTAATGAGGAACAACAATGATTAAACATAGAATTGTTACAGGTTCAAGTGGTGATAGTGGCGGAGATACTCACGATCCTGTTGAAGCTGAAAATAACCTTCAAGCAAACACAAGAGCAAATATAGTTGATGTATTATGTGAAGGATTAATTGAGGGGCCTGCGAATGGAGAAGCACTTGATGATATTGGTTTGAAATGGAAAAAGTCTGTTTATTTTAATGAGACTCCTCTTGTAAGTTCAAATGATACTCCTAACTTTTCTGGTGTTACAATTGATGGAAGATGTGGATATAACGATACTGAAGTTCCTTTGAAAGATTTTGATTCAATTGATAATATTACAGTTTTACAAACAGAAATAACAAATGCTGGCGGACCTCAAATATTTACAATTACAGATCTGGAAGTTGATTCAGCATATGTGACTATTGAGATACCTAACCTATTACAACAAGAAGATAATGGCGATATCAACCCAACTAAAGTCAAAGTTTATATTGAAGTTAGAGGTGATAACGGTGCTGGAGCTGTTGGGACTCCAGTAACAGCAGATGGTCTTGGTGAAATATATGGTAAGACTGTTTCTACATTTAGAAAACAATTTTATATTCAGAATTTATATACTAATTATGGCGTTGGACCATGGCAATTTAAAGTTTATAGACAAACAGCTGATAGTGGAAGTGTAAAGGTTCAAAATAAAACATATCTATATTCATATACAGAATCAAAAGAAGT